CATTCTTCTGAGCAGATAACTTGTCTCTTATTGTTTGCGTAAAATGTCTTACCGCATATCCTGCAATGACATTCATGCATTACTTCACCTCACTTCCACGGACAATCCGTCTGCGGAGTATCGGCTACCTCGTGACTATCTCGTGATATTGAACTTGTTTTCACGAGATACGGAGTGCCACTTCCGCTTGTCTGACTTGACACACATCCGCAAGTCGGCAACCACGGAGCATTTACCCTACCGCATTTAGGGCATATCCACCCTTGCTGTGGTGGTAGTTCGTTGTTGTGGTAATACATCACTCGCTCCTTTCCTCAAACTCGTTACAAGAGTCGGTGTACTCCGTCCAATCGGTGCAGTATTCGCTCCTGTCATTGACGCATACCCACCCATCGTCTATATCTTCGTGCTGATGCCATTTACACTTTCCGCAGATGCGGTCTTTACTCCCTAAATCAAGGTTAGGGATAAACTTGTAGTTATACATCGGTATTCTCCTCTCTGCTTCCGTATGAGCAGAAGTCATCGGCATAGGTCTTGTGGTGATGATATGCACAAAACATATGGAACAAATCTTCTTGCCCATATTTGCACTCCTTGCATCGCACGATGTCGATGCTCGGTGCGTCTGTTATCCACGCTTTTGCTTCGGGCATAAAATCCTCAATGCCATCAACATCATAGCCTTGCGATTGTGCTTCGGCATACATCTCACAAGCCATTATTTTGACCGCATCGTCAAACTTTATGTACTTACTCATCGTCTGCTCCTTTCAATTTGCTTCCACAGCCAATATATGTCCAAATTCCACTTCCACGGCTTCTGCCAATTCACATACAGACAATTCCTTAACCAAATCCTGCGGTTGCCATTACCACACGGGAATTTTCTCATGTACTTGATTACATCTATCAGATACTTAATCATCGTCTGCTCCTTTCGTCTCTTCTCGCAAGTCTCTCATAATGTTCTGCATCATTTCCTCGACCTCTTTGTTCAATTCTGTCAGAGTCTTGTTGATGCTCTTCATATGGTCTGCAAGTTTCAGAAGCGTGGCTGTTCTTATGTCATCACTCATCGTCTGCTCCTTTCATCCTTGCTCCGCAGTTAGGGCAGAAGTTATACCCTAAATCGTCTATGTACCGTGTCCACTTATCTTGTTGGGTTATAGTCCTTGTTTTGAATATATGCTTGCAACGAGAACAGCAGTCTCGTTCGTCATCGTGCTTTATCCACTCCCCTTGCGGTCTGTCTGCATTAAGCCCAAAGCTAAATCCAACCGCCATTATTCCAAGCACTTTTTCTTTAAATTCATCTTCAGTCAGCCTTTCACAATTTCCACAAAGCTGTTTAACTTCTTCCCTAATTATTTGAATGCGACTAGCATTTTCTAATTCCTCACTCATCCTTGCTCTCCTTCCACTTCCTGTACATCCGCTCTGCTCTCTCGTCTGCTTCGTGTGCTGTGACCATGAGTGCGTAACAGATGACAAGCAGTATGCAGATTATCATCATCAGTACGAATATTATGAATCTCATTGTTGTCTCCTTTATGCAATCAGAGGGCGAACGATATGTACGCCTAAAAGAGTAATTAATATAAAAAGACAATCCCTGTGTTATTTGAGTAATAATTGAATGTGTCCGCCCTCTGTACTTGCCTACGATTTATAAGGTTTCGGCAGAAATGTCCATGCTATATGCGGTCTGTATCTGCCTTTATTCTTTGCTCTTGGTAGACACAAGCCCCATGCTCCGTCTACGAATCTGTCTATTCTTATTCCACCGTTAACGGTAGTCACTAAATACACTCCGTCTCGATCTGGCAGAAATTTATCGCACGGAATCCAATCTTTCATAATTCCTCCTGTGATAATCGGGGCTGACAGTGTTTGAGGTAACTTTGAAATCATAAAAGGGATATGTATGTGTGCCAGCCCCGAATTATCTACGCTACTCTGAACAGCGATGATATCTTTCTGAGCGTGTCTTGATCTGTTATAACGCCACTCGGTACAGATACCTTTTCTTCACTCATAAGGATGATTCTGCTCATATCTGACAGTATCTTCTCAAGGTCATCACCTGTTATCTCTATCGTCACAGCCTTGCCGAATATATCACTTACTCTGACATACTCCCTGTCTGTAACTGCACTCCTTGCATACTTGATGCTGTCGAAGTCTCTTTTAGCTGACATCAGCTCACCGACTCCGTTTTCAATGAAGCTCTTTCTACTTGCGTACACCTGTCCCCTATTCATTATTTCCTCCTGTAGTATTGTTTGTACTCCTCTGGTGGAATCAGATTTGATTCACCCTTCTCATCAATTCTTATCCAATCTTTACAGCCCTCTGGCTTGTAAAACGGGCATTTGTAAGTCCTACAGTTTTTATCTTTAGATATTAGGGTTCTGCACCCTCCGTGCTTTTCATTGCAACATTTATCATATGTATTCTGTAGGTTGATGCTATGGAGAGTGATCATATTTCTGTATTCTCCCTATCAATCCTCTGACCGCACATAGGGCAGAATGTGCCTTTCTCATATTGCACCGATGCTTCGCAGTTCGGGCAAAGTTCAACTGGTTTCGGATCTGATCCATCTGACAGCTTGAAATCATATTTCTTAAGTTTGATGGGCTTTGCCCTATCCAATTCTTCCAGATGGTTGTAGTAGTTTGCTTCTGTTATAGAAAGTGTTACTGTTATTTTTCCGTCTATCATGGTCTTTCTCCTCATTTGTACTCTTGCCAGATGGTGATAAAGTCATCCAGTGTCATGGTCACAAGCCACTCGTTGCCTCGGTATTCCTTAGACACCTTTTTGTGCATCACCACAGGGATTTCATCTGGTCTCTTATCCCTTTTGGCTTGCTCTATCCAGTCGTAAGTCTGACCGTGACCATTGGTTGTGTACTTGCATTCGATGTGCAGATGGTCTATGCCTACCACATCAGCATCGTTATTGATGCCAGCATACTGCTGTGATCTCCGCACATCGTAGCCGTATTCTTTTAGTTTTCTGACGAGTGATAATTCGCCTTCTTTTCCTTTTCGTCTGCTGTTCATTCCACACCTACAACATGATATCTCCCATAGCCGCTACTTCTGCCCGAACCGATTCCTATACCAAATCCAGCTAGATTGATGATGTTCACGATCTCATTCAGCGAATATACATTGTCTGTGTAGTCAATTCTGAATTTTGCTGACCATCCGCTGAAATGACTCAGCCTTACAACGACCGGAGAACCTTTCTTTGGTGACATCAACCTTTCATCGCATGAATATTTTTCAAAAGTGATCGGCACAAATCCTTTTTCTCCGACTACGTTCAAGGCGTTGTCTATCTTAGTGGCATACTTATCTATCTCGTTTCTAACTACTGCCTGTCCGAACGACTTCTTGAGTCCAAATGTTGTGATACAAGGTGCATTTTCCTTAAACAGTTTATGGAGCATTTCTTCATCACAGTCTGTATAAGTATCCTGTGTCGGTAATTCATCTCTCCAATGAATAGCTGTGATAATGTCTTCCCACTTGTTCGGTGCCTCCTTGACCTTTTTACGATCATCTGCAAGAAGTGCTCTTGTGTTTCTTGCGTTCATGCAGTTAAGCACCAAATCTCCGTCTCCCTCGATAGTGATAAGTGCCGTTTTTACCTTTCTGTCTTCCAGTTTGATTACGTTAGTTTTAGCCATTTCCCTTTTCTCCTTTTTCATCATTAATCTCCTCATAGACATCAGTGAAGCTTGTAATGTCATGTCATGTGCTGTGCTATGCTGTGCTATCGTTTGGTGCGCTGTCTTATAATGCTTAGTTCAGTCCTGTCCTGTCGTGTAGACTACTTTGATTTTGAAATGTTTAGCTTTTTCAGAAGCTCTTACAAGCCTCACTGATGTCTATGATTTGTCATGTTGTGTTTTTTTATTTACTGTGTTGAGGTCTTTTTTCTTTTAGTGTCCTGTGTTGATCTATCTTATATTCTCATGTTTGCCTATCGGCATGGTTGAAGGTTTATAGCGTTATGTTCTAAAGTGCCCTTTCCTGTCTTTTTCTGTTTTGTAATGAGCGGTTCTGCAATTTTCTGCACTTCGGTATACATTAGTGATAAGTCCTGTCCTTACAGGGTATAAACCCTCATCAATGCCGACAGGCATTATAATTAATCAATAAGTTCCATGATCTCTCGCAGTTCTTCGAGCATCGAGTATTTAGCCTTGAACGCTCTCAGCTCTGCCCACGCTCTTTCAAGAAGTGCCTTGTATTCATCCTCATGTTTAACGATGAATTCTATCGGCTTGTAGCCTCCGGTCTTTTCTGTTACATGAAACACCTTTATCTGCGGTCTGTCCTCGGGCTTTTCTTCTTCCTTGATTACAATGAACCGTATAACGTCCCTTGCCTGTATTTTTCTAAACTTCTCGGCGGCAACGTTGTCATCCCATTCAAAGCATTTATGAAGCTCGGTATTTTCGTCTCTCGCCTTTTCCAATACTTCGTCTGGCGTTATTTTGTCGCCAAGCGACATGATTTCTTCCGCACATTTCTGTGCATCTGCCTTAAACATCGGCATTATCCATTCTGCTATAATGCTCATATATCCTCCTTACTCGATCATCAGCATTCGTCCTGTGCTAAGTTGATCCGCAAAGAAATCAGCTTTGCTTGCAAACTCCTCGGCGTTGATGCCAAGCCAGTCGTTGTATTTTTCCTCGCTGATTATGCTCTGCGCTGTATCGCTTAATTCTCCATACCCTTTTCCGTAAGATATGCCCCTAATGACCTCCCTTATCGGTCTTGCTTCTCGCATCTGCTGGTCACGGATTTCTTTTACAATCACGCCCACCGCTGGGAATGTTGCGTAGTCCCTCACATCATTCTCTGCGTAGTTCAGTACAGCTTTCTGCGCTGTCTGATAGTCGTATTTCTGCAATATTAGGTACCACGCTTCGGCTTGTAGATTCGGATCGTTCTTGCCGCCAGAATAAAATGCTCCAAGCATCGCCATTATTTGTATGGTCTCCGTTTTAGTCACCGAACATTCCTCCTTTCAACATATCCGCAAATGGGTTTCCGCTTACCGATTTGCCCGTGCCATATTCGTTTCTGCTCCACGTGCGGACTGCGGCTTGCCAGTCTCGCATTTTGGTCTTTCCTACCAACCAACCCTTTGATTCATAAAAATCCATAAACGAATGAGCATTTACCTTGTACCCGTGTTCATTTATGTATTCCTCTACCATTTCGATTGTCGGTGGAATCATATGGCGTATATCTATTACTTTAGTTTTTGATTCATTAGTAATTGATTCTTTAGTATTTAATTGTGTTGGGTTTTCCGATATCGTGTTTCCCGATATCGGATTTTCCGAAAACGTGAAATCCGAATTTTTCATTACAGGCGTTTCAGATATGATGTACTCATATCCAGCAAACTTGCCCTTGTCGTATAACTGCTCTCTGCGGAAGTATCCAGCTTCTTCCAATTCCTTTAAACCACTTGTAATTGCTGAGTATTTGTCACTTGCAAGTGTTGCCAGTCCTTTGACTGAATACTCCCAACCGTCCGGCAGAGAGAGCATTTGACACAGCAGTCCTTTCGCCTTGAACGATAATTTACGATCTTTGAAAATCGCATTATCTATAACCGTAAAGTTGTTTTTCTTTTCCTTCCTTAAAACTGCCATTTCGTCTCCTATAAGTAGCATTTGCCGAGATAATGTCTTATGAAAGCCCTGTCTGCTTCCTGTTTCAGCATCAGATCCAGTTCGCCGCCTACATGATGCACTTTGTTGTGACACTCTCGGCACAAAGGCACCATGAGACCGTATTTTTCAGATAACTTCTTATCTGCACCATGTCTGATGTGATGAATCTCATCTGCTCTTTTCCCACACCAGAAGCACGTTTCAAAGTCATCCGTCATTATGCTTGTGTAGCCCATAATGCTTTCATCCTTTCGATCTCGTCCGGCGTTCTTGTTTCAATGCCGAGTTCTTTTGCTTCTGCCACGGTGCCGTCTATCAGTTCGGACATCTCCTTCGTGTTCATTAAATGACTTGGGAGCATCAGTACAAACCATCTATACAGAATGCCTTTCCTGTCTTCAGTCGCATCTGTAGGTCTGTAATGTACATTGGTCGCCCGCAGATATTTGTCATCGTCTTTCATAAGTGCAAAATATCTGTCGCCGTTAGCATCTCGCCAGTCTGTGCCGTAATCCATCATCAGCTTGTTGTGCGCTTCGTATTTGCTTATTTTCAGAGCCTTTGCTATCTTCTCGCATAACATCCAATGATAATTGTTAGCATTGAGCGATCGCTTTGATTGTTTGCGGATCGTGACATCATATTCCTCGCTGGTGTTCAGCCCGTTCAGAATTGTCATCACTCGTTCCGCATCTTTCTTGTCCAACACCAGATTGATCTGCACGCTCTCAAATGTCCGAAAGATCGTCGGCTTCTGTAACAGTTTCATTAGAACGGCATCGGCTCATTAAACTGTGAGAAACCCGTTTCACGTTCCGGCTGATAATTACTACCAACTTCGGTATTTCGCCCGTTAGAACGCGAATTTTCGCCGTGTGTGCCCAAAAACTCGACCTTATCCGCGACCACATCTGTGGTATATACAGTCTGACCGTCTCTGTTCTTGTATGAGCCTGTGTTGATACGCCCATGAATTGCGACCTGTCTGCCTTTTGACAGATATTTGTTGCAGTTTTCAGCCTGTGCGCCCCACACGGTTATTCTTATGAAATCTGCTCCGACATCTTCGCCGTTCTTCCTCGGCTTGTCTACTGCAAGCGTGATTCTGCACGCCGCTGTCTGTGTATTTGGTGTGTATGATAGTTCTGGATCGCGGGTAAGTCGCCCTATCAGTATTACGCTATTCATCTGTTTCTCTCCTTATAATTTGCGCAATGCGTCTTCTATAAGCGATCGCATCAACAATATCGTCAATGGTATCGCATATCCTTTTGTGTAATTCGGGGTCATTTGTTTTAATAGTTATCGAGCCCCAAGAGCCATTTTCTTCGGGAGGGTTGGCATGGTATTCGTAAAATGTAGCCATTATTCTGCCTCCTTAAGCATGTCGTATTTGTTCTGCGCGATTTGCACGACCGCCCTGTAGTCTCCTTTTTTTAGGTCTTCTATGCGCTCAATGCCGTATGTCTGCTTTATCTCGTCCTCAAAAGCTGTTGCTCCCATTGTTGCAAGTGTAGCAATCATGTTTTTTAAGTTGCTTACAGCGTTTGGTGTATCAGCTATAGCACTATCGAGGTCAATCACGGGTTCCTCGGGTTCGCCCGTGTCTGGCAGGTCTTCGCCCGCATATATGTACAGCCCGAGACCGAACATCGCCAAATTCTTCGTAAGGCAACGCATGATTGCTTTATTAACATCGAACATTGTCGCTGAGCTTACATAAATTTCTTTATACTTCGTTTTGACAGTATACGGTCTGCTCTTCATGGCTTTGTTATGACCGTCCATTACCGGCAACCACATTTCGTGCGTAAGCCCGTCTATAGTTACATCGGTAAATACCATATAGCCTGTGTTCTCGTCGTAAACGTAAGGTAGCCCCCTGTCGAACCTCTTAATGTTGTAGGTGGCTTCTGGGTAGACCTTTTTAACTTCAGCCCACGCCCATGCCCACGAAAGGTATGTAAGCCCGTCTTTGTCTTCTGTTTTGTCGTTTACGTTGATCGCGTACAGCTTTTCAAATATGTTGTCGCTCATTAGTTTTCCTCCTGCAATTTGTAAACTCCATAGCGCGCGCCGTTAGCTGAAATCTCATACTCCGTTACAATGTCGTAGCCCCTTTTGCGTAGGTTCCTTATGCGCTGTTGCGGGTTCATAATGTACAAGGCTCTAACAGCCTCCATTGTTGTAAGTGAGCCGTGATCGCGAAGATATTGCAGGACTTTGTCTTCTTGCGTAAGTCTCTTGCTTTTGGTACAATTTATCTGCGGAGTTGCTACGGCGCTCCGTTCGCTCGTTTTTGACATTTTGTAGCCTCCTCTACTTCGCTCAGCTTGAAGCGTATCTGTCTGCCGATCTGGTAGTAGGGGATTTCTCCCCTATCCTTCATCCTGTATATCGTTCTGACACATACATCCGTGTGCTGTGCGATCTGTCTAGCTGTCATCAGCATGGTATCAACTTAAAGTTGATGCATCGGTCAAAACAAGAACCTTGCAGTCAAGGTCGGAGACTTTGCATCCGCACGCTTCGCTGAACGCCTTAGCCTGTGCCTCTGTCATGTGCTTGTCGCCCTTCTCGATTGCAAGGTATGAATTCTTGCAGATTCCGAGGACTTTGCACATCTCGCTCTGCGTCAGCCCACCGTTTACTCTTGCCGCTTTTAGTATCAATTCGCCACCTCCTTTTCTGTTCCGATTGATATACTAATTATAACATTTTTGTGTATGATTTTCATTAGCTTATACACTTAAAGTGCATATATTTAAAAACACAAAACTACATTGCCAGTCCCAAGAGCTCCTCCAGAATGTCGAGGAACACATACAGGAACAGGTACAGCCCGATCGTCGCCGCCGACAGCTTTGTGAACACCTTATCTTCCTTACTCATTTGATTACCTCCACTTCTATGTATTGATCTCCGAATTGCATATAGCTGTTTGCTGGTGTCATATCTGCCGCTATCCGTTCAGCTTTCTCGTCTGCCTCTGCTCTGGTCTCGGCTTCGACCTCTGTAGTGTATGTCCATACTTGCGATATATAGACTTTGTATCTCATCGCTATACCTCCAACGCCCATGTCTCTACGTCCAACCTCTGTCCGCAGTTCCGGCAGAAGTGATCGCGCTCGCTCAGTATTAGCAACTCGCCGCAGTTCGGGCAAGCCGGAAGTGGTTTGTATCCTACCGCCCAATGCATTTTCTTCAGCGGTTTCGCTGTATCGCGTTCCTTAAGTTCTTCAATATAACTCATCAGTTTGCCTCCCAGTTACATTCAAACAGCGACCAGTCGCATTTCCCCTGTGGCTCTATTGGCAGAGCATCGAATTCCTTATCAAGTGCTTCGTCGAGATCAGCGTCGTCGTCGATCGTGACGAACTTGATGTATTTAGCTTCTAAGCAGTATGTCTTCATCTTCATCCTCCCATTCTCCGTCGCAGTCGTCGCCGCATCTTGGGCAATCGCTACATTCGTATATATCGCAATATGTTGGTACATCATATTCGTTGCCGAACTCATCTATTATCCACATTATTTACCTCCTTACACCTTTTCGTAATATCCGTACATTGATTTGTAGCCGCTGTCCCAAGTGTCGTAGTATTTTCCATCGACCACAGCGACAACGTGGTGTGATACCGTTACGATGTATTTCCCCGTCTTATGCTCTTTTGCGAAGCTGTCTACCGTAGGACGTTTCGTGCCCTTCTTGTTGCTTACGCCGGTGTATTTGAATCCCAGCCTTGCCAGAGCTTCCTTTGTCTTTTCGAGGTCGCAGGAGAAGATGTCCATTACCTGCTGCTCTCTGCAGATCGGCATGATGAGGTCGAATACCTCAAGCCATGTCTTGTCCAGAGCCTTCGACAGCGCCCTGATCTGACAATCTCCAACCTTATCCTTAACGTCTTTCTTGTTAGGCTGGTAGTATACGAATCTTCCGTAGTTCATTGTGGTCTCCTTTCTGCCGGAGGCTAACCGCTCCGGCTCGGTGTGTGATTTATCTGTATTTTGCAGTCTG